GGATTGTCTCTCTTACAGTATCCTCAATAGTTGTTGTGGTTGTATCTTGAACCCATCTTGCAGTGCCACTACCACCATTAATCCAACCACCAACACCCCTTCTACCACCTGTTGTGGTTGTAGTTGATCTTACTGTAGTGTCATTAAATTCAAATCCAGTCCAGTTAGTCTCCCAAGAATTCCAAACAACTGGAGCAAATCCAGTTTGTGGGTCAAGATTTTCTGTTTGCTGAAGAAGTGCAACTTGAGATGCATAATCACCTTCTACGTCAATAACTTTGGGTTCAATTCTAACAGTGTCTACCCAAGTATCCGATGCAGGATTTAATTCCATAGTTCCCTGCCAGAAACTAATTAGGAATGGAGTAACGCTCTCTGTTCTAGTCGCAAACGGTTGATTAATATATTCAACTTCACTATAATCAAGAGTGATAACATCATTTGCCTTTCTTATATTATTACCTTCAATAGTTGAAAAATTAAGATCTGCTGTTGGATCTACATTTACAACTGGTCCAAAAATTAAATCAATTGAGTTGGTATAATGTCTTGGTCTTAATTCTTTGTGAGCCCTATCAATACTATTGTTGACAGGTACACTTGTTTCTTGAGCATTAAACGCAGTGAAGTTGTCAACAAAGAAACCGGATTTAAATCTATTCAATCCCTCGCCATCAGGAACAAAAAGATTTGCTGTATTTGCCTCAAGTAAATTTAAGGAGGTGTAATACTCAAGACTTGAAATTCTGTTATCAAGTTTTTTGATATCTTTCATTTGATATCTCTTGTGCTCCAGGAACTTTAAAGATGCCTGACTGACATTGTAGAGATATGGGGGTAGAGTTACTGTGGCAACGTCTAAAGCATCGTCAATTGGACTTGGAGGTTGTGGAAGTTCTGATGGTGTTCCATATAAAATTTGGAACTTACCTTTTTTGTCCAAGAAAACTCTATCAATTCTTCCAAGATAATGGGTGAATGTTGTTAAAATTGATTCATCAGATGCCAATGCATTTGCCGCAGAATTTCCATCACCATCAAATGCTCTTCCAAAAAACTCAAGAGGAGATCTAGATCCCTCAGTAACGTCGTATTCTGAGACTCTTGGTCTAATATCAATTATATCAGTATTAGCGTCTCCATTAATACCCTTAATTTCTGTTCCATAATTAAAGTTTTTATATGATTCTACAGTGGTAAGATCTCCATTATCTGTTGAATCAAAAGATGCACTCTTATAATAAATTTTTAGTTTCTTAGCAGGAGCAGATTTATTCTCCTTTCTTACAATTCTTCCTTGATCATAGAAAGTATCTTCCTGACCAGTTCTAAATTTATAGTTTTCAGAGATATCAAAACTATCAGATGTAAGAACAGACACGATGGCCTGAATTCCGGTCTCTTGGAAGATTATGGTCTCTCCCTCAATAAATTTACTATCATTTTTGGATATGTATGAAATCTGTGCAGATGTTAAGGTTTCTGCGATAATGCCATTTGCTCCAGATGTTTGCCCAATAAAAGATTCTCCAACTATTAGTTCTCCGGTTGTGGTGGAAGTACTATTGATACTAATTAAAGAAATTTTTGGTGCTGTGGCATTACTAGTGTCAGCAGACTCAAAAACGCCATGGACATCAATAACATCTGGAACGTTCAGAGAAATGGTAGCATCCTGAACTCTGGTTCCATAAGGATAATTTCCATTACCATATACTAATCCATCATTTAAAGTTGTTGAACCAATACCAGAAGCTGAATTATTTGATTTGTCAACAATTATAGATTTAACTCTATTCTTAATTTTAACTTTTGATGTAGGTTTGACTTTTCTCAACGATACAATCAAAGAGGCACCAGTATCATCAGATCCAAGACCAAAGATATTCAGTGCTGTTCCACCACTAGCAATAGTGAGTTTATCGGCGGATAATGCTTCAGTTGTTCCATCTGATCTAATCAGGGCATATCTTTCTTCATCAAAGGGTAAAAATGTTTCATTTGGCCCTGCAGATATATTAGAAGAAAGTTGACCACTAGCAATATCAACACTCAGAACTTTTCTTATTGTTAAACTTGCATTAGTAAAGTCTACAGATTCAATATCAGTTCTTGGCAGTCTGGTGTAGAGAGTGCTATCAGAAGAAGGATCAAGTTTTGTAGTTACTAATCTAAAATCATTAACATCAACTGAACTAGTGGGAAGAGATCCTCTAACAATTCCTGGAACAGGAGTAACCGCAGCAATTTGAATAGAATCAGTATCAACACTCGTAACTCTTCCCATAGTGGGATCGGTGATCGTTGCTGATGGATTTGTATATTCTACAAGATTTCCAACCTTAAATAATCCCGGAAGAGCATCACTAGTGCTTCTTACAGTGCTAACTCCACCAGAAGCTTTAGTAATTGTTGCCACTCCAACTGCGATTATAGGGGTTTGAACAACATCAGCAGCAAAGGTATTGAATCCAACTAATCTATTGTTACTTCCATAGACAGATTTTACATCGGATAAATTGTAAGCAGTTACTGCTGTAGCAATTCTACCGTCATTAATTCCATTAAATACCAAACTTTCATTAGGGATAAAGTCACCCTCAACCTCATAAAGTGATACTGCATTTGAATTTGAAACAGCATCCTTAATAAATGCAGTTGCGCCACTTCTACTACCTTGAACAAAAGTAGGAACTGAAAGTGTGGTTACTTGATTAAGAACCAAATCTACTGTGGTTTGAACATCAAACAGGGAAAGGTTCCACTCATTAAGAGTCCCATTAGATGTGTCATAAGATCCAGACTCTAATCTATAATCATATACTCTAGCAACACCAATCTCTCTACCTGCAGGATCTGGTGTTCCACCGGTTCCATCTGTAGCAAGACCTACCCTCTGGTCTCTCAAACTGAGAACATAAGTATTACCAACTCCAACATCTGGTGCTCTCCAGGTTCTATTAACCCTTAAAGTTGGACCAGTATTATAAATTATTGATTGATCTTCAATAGTTGCAGTTGTTCTTGGTTTTGGAACATCAATAAAAGTTACACTAGTAATATCAATATCATATCCTCGCACAAATGCTCTACCTGGAGAGAATTTGTATAACATCAAATCATCAGTTGGTGTTTTTCCTCCATAAGTTAATTGACCAGCGTTGTATATTCCTCTATTTCCAATTCCATTATTAAGTGATTCATGCACAGATAAATCAAACGCTTTTACATAATAATCACCAGATTCTGCATATGTTCTACGTGCAAGAATATCTGTCCAATCTTTATATCCCACTCCCCCACCAAGATCTCCTCTTTTGGTTTGAGATTTAATATTTCCACCTTCAATGATAGATAACTCAACAAATTGATCATCATTATAGTCAGTTAATGGTTTTTTAAATAAACTTACTGAAATTTTAAGTCTATCTGCACCTGGTGCTGAGTAATTATTAAATCCCTGAGAGTTATCATTCAGATTGTCATCTTCATCGGCATTAACAATCTGTTCATTAACAAACAAACCAACCCTATAGTTGGGATTAGTTCCATATTGGTCAAGAATTAACGTTTCCGTATTAACATTTACAAAATGCCCACGAATAAAATATACACCCTCTTGAATTTGAAAAGCAGATCCAGTGGCAGCTGCTTCATCAGAAATTGTCGTTGCAAAAGGTGCCCCAATGGCAATACTACTATTTCCAAGAAGACCAGAAGTAATAATTTCATTACAAGTTAAATTTTCTCCATCGGAGAAAGTTTGAGTTTCATTATTCGCTGTGCTTGAATTTAAGTAGTTAATATAAAGAGTTAGATTTCCTCTTTCAGAATCTTCTGGCAAAAGAACTTTGTCTACAACTGCACTTACTCCAGAAGTTTGTCCAATAATTTTAGTTCCAACTAACTGCTGAGCATACGCTGCTACAGGAACTCCTAGATACGTATTTTGTAATTGAATACAATAGTATAACTGAGTATACCCAGTGTTACCAGGAATTACCTTTGCACCCTCTTTAAAAAAGTGCTGACCAAACCTCTCAATCTGATTCTGTAGAATAGATTGTAAAGTAGTTAATTCTCTTGCCTGAACTGGATATCCAGGTTTAAATAGCACCTTATGGTAGTCATCTACCGGATCAAAGTCATCAAAATATGGTGCTACATTGAGGTTCGTTTGCTGTGGCATAATTCTTTAGAACTGCAAAATAATTTTGATATCTTCTTTTTGGTTAGATGATCTGGTGATTGAAGGTCTGTTATCAACGTAAATAATATTTCCAGCGTGTTTTTTAACCTCGGGACCTGCAATTCCACTCGTAAATGACTGACCAAGATAATATGTACGATTATTTATTACGGTTGTGATACCAGTAAAGTTTGAATCAATCTCCAAAATAGATCCAGTTGAAGGTGTAATTTGAACATTTCCTCCAGTATCTGGGCTAGAAGTGAATTCTGTTAGATTAAATCCATAGGTTGGGTTTGTAATTCCAACTCCAGCTGATGTAAATCCAAAAGAAGTTTTATCTTGCCAATACTTGAGGACACCTGTTGTTTGATTATAACTAACAACTCTACCAACAGCAGTTGATCCTGTTGCAACAGTTTGAGTAAATGTTGAATCAGCATCAAAGAGAGCAGAACTATATCCAATTCCAGTTAACTTAATGGCACTAAGAACACTTGCTTTATCGGAGGTTAATACATTTCCAGTGGATACCTCTGGATTTTCAATGACACCTACTCTCGCAATTTGATTTCCTGTGATAAAATCTGGGTTTTCATTATCATTTTCAATTCTAGAATATATGAGAACATTCATTGCTCCCAATTCTCTATAAATGTCTGAACCATGACCACCTTGAGGAGGAATGATAACATTAAATGCAGGAGATGTAGTTCCTTCAATTCCTTTAGCGGCAAGATCTAAAGTTCCGAAGGTATATCCGGAT